TTTCTTATTTCTCTAATACTATAACTACCATCTGTGTAACTTTGTGCGCCTGTTTCAGCACCTCCAGACAATGTAATAGTTGCAGCAGATGTTAACCATCTAATTATAACTACACCTTTACCACCATTACCACCAGATGAAGCACCACCTCCACCTCCACCGCCACGATAATCAGTACCATTACCACCATTGCCACTTGTTACACCATTGCCAGATACACCACTAACACCTGAACCAGCAGTTCCAAACGCTGCACCACCTCCACCTGCTGCTCTTGCAACAGATGAACCAGTTATGCTATCAGATGTAGCACTACCACCAGCACCTCCAACTGATGAACCAGAACCAGCACCAATAACTCCACCTGTACCATTTCCACCTACTCCAGCAGAACCACCTCCACCACCACCAGAGTACCAATAAATACTTATACCATTACCACCAGCGTATCCTTCAACAGGTGTAAATCCTCCCTCATTACCAGAACCACCTGTTACTACTCCGCCAATACCAGGGTCTTTACCACCACCACCACCACCAGAGCCACCTAATGCCGCAGCAGTTCCTGTCTGTCCTTTTGCTCCACCACCTCCGCCATTTGCAGTATTTATAAACACAGAATCACTACCATTACCTCCAGCATTAGCAGTACCTGTACCACCTCCACCAACGGTGACTGTATAAGATGTTTTAGATAATGTTTGACTTGTAAATTTACGATAACCACCAGCACCTCCACCACCACCATTTGTAGTACCACCACCAGCGCCTCCACCAGCAACAATTAAATAATCTGCACTAAATGTTGGTTGTGTTACATCCAAAGTCGCACTCGTCACCGTTGCCGCTCCGCTTACACTTGCCTCAATATTTTTAGCCGTTGTAATTGCCGCAGCCGTTGTTCCGTTGGCAGTTACCGAACTTTCAAGTGTTGCCGTCCTAAACAATTCAGCATTTGTTACAGAGCCAGAAGCCATTAATGAAGAAACAAATGTAACACCAATGCCAGCCTCAACGCTTGTTTGTGCAGTTGCAGTCATGTCAGCTGAGATAATTCTTGTTATCTGTGCTTCAATTGTTGTTTGTGCCGTAGCGTTTAAATCAGCATTGACTGTATAAGATAGCGTAGCATCTGCTAATGTTGTAGCAATTGCATTAGTTTCAGCGTTAACGGCAATCGTTAACTGTGCCGCACTTTCAGTAATTGCAGCAGCACTCATTGATGCCTCAATGACTTTGGTAAGCGTAGCGTTTAATTCTGTTGTTGCACTTGTGCTTGAACTACTTTCTAATGTAACTGTACGGAAAATGTCAGCAGAAACAGTGCCTAATCCTGTTAAAGCTGCATCCACATTTACTAAACCTTGCGTTACAACATCAACCGCAGCCGATGTCGTAGCATTTGCATTTAATGTACTTGATAAAGTTTTACTCACTAAAGCATTTGCAGATAAAGTAGCATTTGCATTTAGTGTGCTATCTATATTTATAGCTTTTGTCACCGCAGCAGCAAAAGTGCCATTTGCCGTAACATCGCTATTAATTTTTATCACTTTTGTAGCATCAGCAGAAATATTGCCAGATGCGGAGAGGGAAGAGTCAAGTAATACTTGACCTTGTTGGCTAACAACTATTTCAGCGTTTGTCGTTGCTATGGCATTCATAGCCGCAAGCACATTATGTATCACCTTCACATTGGAAGATAGGCTTGCATTGGCTGAAAGAATGGAGGCAACGGAAACACCGGTAAGTATGTAGGAGTCGTAAAACTCGCCTTGAAAACTTATAAATCTTCTATCGTGACTTACCTTTATATTTCTAACTTGATACAGTTTGTCATTCCATATAATACGACTTTCCTCGTCTATGCCTGTCGTATATCTTATAGTAAAGTCGCTTATATTTTTAGCAGTATTCTTACCATCTATTACCGTTTCATTGGATGGAGGTAACTTACTTTCGGCATTCGCCCAAACTATGGCACTGTCTGCCCATGACTCCTGGGCAAAGCCTGTATCTGATTTTGAACGTGTGACATTTTGGATGGTAATCCTATCACGCATTCGACCAATAATTTCATTTTTGTTGTATTTCATTAGAAATATTGAACTCTATATTGGTCTAATAGATATTGAGAAGCAGTAGGTAATTTTCTAACGTAATCTTGCCTATTCTCGTAGGTATCGGCTATCATTAATAAGATAGCTTGTCTTATTTGGAATGGCACACCGCTACTTTCTGTGTCGTAGCCTGCCGTATAAGTAATCGTAACATCATTTATATTCCCATAAAGTGTTGGCCATGTCTTGCCGTAGCCAAGCGTTAACCTTGCAGGCTTACTGAATGTGTCAACGACATAGTTAGTCGCTGCAAATGTTTGCGTAGTATTTTGGCTATCTGCGTACTGGAAATTAGTAACTGCAATAACTGGAGACACACTAAGATAAATAGTAGGATTTGACAACCTATCAAATTTCTCCGTTATTGTTTGTGTGATTAATGCTTGGTTAAGATAACTCTCTGCCACCATCCTTGCACCTTTAATTAAAGTATTTATCATTGTGTCCTCGTTTGAGTCATCAATCTTTAAATAGTCTTTAACCTCTTGCAATGTCCAAGGTTCATTTACCGGTGCAGTCGTTACTTTCCAACCCATTTTATTATATTTTAAAATGGAGGACTATATTTCAAGTCCTCCAAATTAGATCCCCAATGAAAGTTTACAGATTCTTAAGGTGCTTAATTGCAGCCGTATTTAGCAATTTGCCATCATACCTTGCGTACATCAAGAAGCCTATTTCCATCTCATCCATGAAACGCTCGCGTAATGGTACTAGTACATTATTCGCCACGGCACGGATAATATATTTTGACCAATCTCCAAAGTATATAATCTTTGCATCTGCAGCTTGTGTAGATGGTAAATCATTATTCACAAAGAAATTGTATCCCAATAATCTATCAGGTGTACCTTCTCTCAATGATGGCTGGAACAATGGATTATTTGCAGTATCATAATTTAACTTTCTAACCGCACTTAAAATCTGGTCATGCATCATAAATGCAGCAGATGGCGAGTTACGGTAAGCAATGTCAACAGAGTGAACAAGATCAACAAGATTAGCAGCAGTAAACGCGCCAGTAGATGCAGATTCTACACCGGATGGAGCAGCGTCTTTAAATCCTGTTGGTTTACCAGAGCCATCACCAGTAGTGAATGCAGTGTTTAACGCTCTACCTAAACGCTCACCTAACATGATAGGTAATTCGCTATTTAATAGACCAAATTCATCATTTGCCCACTCAACAGATACTTTCACTAATGTGTTACAAACGTGAGCAGCAAAAGTCTCACGAGTGAAAGTCATGTCCTGAACAGTTACCGATCCACCCTCTGTATGCCAGTTAGCACTTGTTCCAGTGTCATTTACTTTTGGCCAGTACAATGTACCAGCTTGTGGAGTAGTGATAATACGAGATACTTGTAACATAGGGCCATAATAAGCCATTGTTCTTTCCAATTCGTTTGAGAATTGGTAAGGAATGACATAACCACCAGCTAAACCAGTCTCAGCCGTTGTAATAGTTGCAGTACCACGCATCTCACGAAGCAATGAACGCTCTGTGTTGTTTAATTCTCTTTTAGCAATAGCCTTCATGAATGCAGAGTGGTACTCTGGAGATTTTACAATCTCTCTTTGATTAGTGGGCAATGCAGCAACTGTCTGCTCAACCTCGCTTAATCCTCTTGACTCAGAGTTGATTTCATTCCATCTTTCTAAACGAGAAATCTGGTCTGTATAACTTTTAAAAGAGGCATCCGCCTGATCCCATTGTGCCAACTCATCAGCTGACATTAGGCGACCTTCGGCTGCTGCTCTTTTTTGTAGGTCTTCCATTATCGCATAATCGGAAGCCCGCTTTTCTCTTAATTCCTTAGAATTCATTTTAAATTGTTTTTAATTTTAGTAAATGCAGGGCATTCCTGCGTAACTCGTTATCTATATTAATCTCTGATTTAACAGATATATCAATTACACTTTGTAAATCCTCATCTACCTTTCCAGCTATTTGCTCGTAACTCCTTTTGGCTACCATAGTATCTGGATTGGCGGGATAAGTCACCGGAGATACATCATATACTTTTTTAATACTGCGAATAATTCTCTTTGGCTTACCACCGCCTTTCTCTTCCCAGTCTTCTTTTTCTACACTAAAGGCAAATGAACTTTGATAAACATCACCACGTTTAACCATTTCCAATAAGTCATTACCTAAAGTTGTATTTGGTGCTTCAAAAGAATACTCTAAAGCATTTCCGGTTAAGTTTAATTTTAATGTACCTGATTTAGTCCTAGCAAGAACCATGTTTGCATCATGGTTAAACAATGCTACAACATCATTCATATCTGAATTAGTAAATACTTCTGGACTCATTTCTTCGTCATACCAACCCATATCATAGGCAGAGTTAAACACCGTTGCAGTGCCTACTATTGTTCGAGATTCTGGCATAGCCCTAAACTCGTAATTTATACTTCTCTTTTCCATTGTTTCTTCTTTTGAACGTTCGTCCATTATTTTATTAGCCGTTCTTTCTGCCCAAGGTAGCATCGTTGATCCTCCCCAAGCATCATACATAATTGAACCACAAATCTCGTTATCGTTTTCATCAAAATACTTGCCTTGGTCATATACCTTGGCTCTGCTTAAAAAACTATATGTCCTTATCACTTCATCCTCACTTAATGCCTCCCTGCTAGATAATTGTCTTGCTCTTGTCCAGCCAACACTTGTACCGCACTGACTGCCATTCTCTTCTTTATGCTTCAAAGCCTTCTTTGCTGCATTAGTTGCTGATTGTGGATAGTTACTGTAGGGCATCTTTAAATATTTAAATCTTCTTCACCATTACTATTCATTTCTTCTTCAGCTTCGTGTGCAATATCTTCAGAGGATGGCTCTATTTTTATATTTGATGCTAAAGGTAATTCGTAGCTATCTCCTCCTGGATAAGGATTC